GTCTACCCTGACTTCAGTGATGACAACATCACCGATGAAGCCAAAGACACCGGCGGAGAAATCTACTGGGGAACTGACTTTAACGTTAGTGTCATGGCTGGCGTGCTGGGCAGTCGCGTCGGTGATACTTTGCATATCTGGGATGAAGTATCGGTAAATCAGTCAAACACCGATGAAGTATGCCAGCTCCTAAAGGCACGCTTCCCCAACCGCCGCATCATCGCCTACCCAGACCCGACAGGCTCCGCCAGGAAAACAAGCTCCGCAGGCAGAACCGACCATGACATCATTCGCCGCTACGGCTTCCAATGCGTCAGCCCGAAGGCACCATGGGCAGTAAAAGACAAGATCAACGCGACCAACTGGATGATCCGCACCGCTGATGGGCACCTCAAGCTGTTCGTTCACCCGCGCTGCAAGCACACGATCAAAGCCCTGAAGAACGTGACCTACAAGCAGGGCGCAGACGATTATGTCATCGACAAATCAGCAGGCATTGAGCACTGGACTGACGGTCTGGGCTACCTGATCCTTGGCGCCTTCAACCCGCTGTACGAACGCGCAGGCAAGGGTACTGGCATCCGCATCTACTAAAGGCTATACTCAGCGGCGTCCAGGTTTTACCCTACTAATGCTCACCGGCTCTGAACTCATCGCCAAGGTCAAAGAATGCGGCGATATGAACAAGTCTGATCTCGTCCGCGAGTGTGGCTACGTCAAAGGCGACAAGCTCTGCTTCACCCAGTTCTACGAAGCACTCCTCGAAGCCAAGGGCTTTGAAATGAAGCCTGCCGCTAAGCGTGGTCGCAGCCTTACCTACAAAACCAAGGTGCAGTTCAACGGCAAACTCTCCATCGGTGAAGGCTACGTTCAGGAAATGGGCTTCAAGCCTGGCGACGAGTTTGAGATCAAACTGGGTCGCAAGTCTGTAACCCTGTCTGCTGCTAATCAGACTGCTGTTGCAGCCTAAACTGATTCATAGCCTGCGCGATAAGTCTGGTGTACTCCGGTTTCACCCATTACGACCGCCAACTGACCAGTCGCGTCGCGCAGGTCAATGATCCCAACGCCGCTTGGCGTAATCAAGAAGCTCACTGGGGCTTGATTGAAGACCTGATCGGCGGCACCTATGAAATGCGGCGCCGCCATCGCCGCTATCTTCCCCAGGAACCAAGAGAGCTAGACGAGTCCTACGACAACAGGCTTGCCCGCTCAGTCCTAGCACCGTATTACGTGCGGCTTGAGCGGATGCTGGCTGGCATGTTAACCCGCAAGCCGGTCAGGTTAAACGATGTATCTGATCTGGTCCGCGAGCAGCTATTTGACGTAGACCTGCTCGGCAATGACCTGAATGTTTGGTGCTATGAAACCGCACGCAAGATGGTGCGTTACGGGCATGTTGGCGTGCTTGTGGATGCACCTGCTGCTGGTGAAAACGGAAGACCGTATTGGGTCAGCTATACGCCGCGTGACATCCTAGGCTGGCGCACTGAGCTGAAGGATGGCGCTCAGCAGCTGAGCCAGCTTCGCCTGATGGAAAAGGTGATCATTGCTGATGGGTTGTACGGCGAGAAGGAAGTCGAGCAGGTGCGTGTGCTGACCCCTGGTGAGTTTGAAATCCACCGTCGTGACGAGAAATCAGGCGACTTCCAGATTCACGACAGCGGCACCACAACGCTAGACCGTATTCCCTTCAGCGTTGCCTACGCCAACCGTGTCAACTTCATGGAATCACGCCCGCCGATGGAAGACATCGCGGAGCTAAACCTCAAGGCATACCAGATTCAATCTGATCTAGACAATCAACTGCATATCAGCGCCGTGCCGATGCTGGCATTCTTCGGCTTCCCATCAGCAGCTGAGGAAGTATCCGCTGGTCCTGGTGAGGCTATCGCTTTCCCTGCAGAAGGGCGAGCAGAATACATTGAACCTGGCGGTAACAGCTTTGAGGCGCAGTTCAAGCGCCTTGAGCAGATCGCCTATCAAATCAACGAGCTAGGTCTGTCTGCTGTGCTCGGTCAAAAGCTATCGGCTGAAACTGCCGAGGCTAAGCGCATCGACCGCAGCCAGGGCGACAGCACCATGATGGTGATCGCTCAGAACATGCAAGATCTGATCGATAACTGCCTTGTTTATCACTCGCAGTATCTCAACATCCCCGAGGCTGGCAGCAGCTACGTTAACCGCGACTTCCTTGGCTCGCGCCTTGAACCTGCAGAGATTCAGTCGCTGCTGCAGCTTTACACCGCAGGCACCATCACTCAGAAAACGCTCCTCGATCAGCTCAGTGAAGGCGAAATCCTCGGCGATGACTTCGACGTTGAAGAGGAGCTAGAGGCTACGCAAAATGGCGGGCTAATCGAAATGGCACAACCTGAACCGCAGGCAATGCAACAAATGCCTGAGGAATCGGCAGAGCCTGAAGACATCGAAGAAATCCCGGCATGATGTAACCATGCTGGGAACCATGACAATGGGCGCATCAAAGCCACGGAAACAGCAGTTGTCATGTATTCAGGGACAGCTACCTGAACCGCTGTTTGCTATCGTCAGAGTTTCATGGTTTAGGCAAGGCAAAGTCTACGCTGTAGAAGAAGTCAACATTGAGGATGCTGGTGAGGATACCGGCGAGGCATTGCTATCACTGTTCAAAGAAGCACTTAAACAAGGAGCAGACGTTCACTCAATTACCATTTGCCACCCTGCTGACATTGGGATAGATCCGTGAGCACTCCTGCCAGCCTTTACCGCAATGCGATTGACTTGAACCGCTATAGCAACAGCGTTGCTAAGCAGATTGTCGTCTCGTATAACGACATCATCCTTGATGCCGTCAATCAGCTACGCACGATTGATGACTTAGCAGCGCCGGTCAAAGCTGCCAGGCTGCGTGCAATCTTGGCGCAGCTTAAAGAATCGCTCGCTACTTGGTCGGACGCGAGTGTCAGCACCATGGCAGGCGAACTGCAAGGCTTGGCACTGTTGCAGTCTGAGTTTGTTGAGGATCAGCTACGCCGCGCCCTACCTACTGGTGCTCGCAGCGCTGTCAATACCGTGGAAATCAGCCCGCAGTTTGCTCAATCTGTCGTTACCACTGATCCAACGCAAATCAATGTTGTAACCCTGAGCGATGATTTGTTCGCTGCCGTGCAAGGCGCACCGCAAACCTATAGCCTGACCGCTGCCAAAGGTGCCACAATTACGCTGCCGAACGGGCAGATCATCCAGAAAGCATTTCGTGGCATTGCAGTTGATCAAGCTGAGCGATTCTCGCAGGTTGTACGAAATGGGCTGTTAACGGGTGAAACAACACGCGACATTGCAAAACGTCTGGTTGGCAATCTGCAGTTAGGTGATACCGCAAGTGTTAAGCAGCTGGCACAAAAAGGTGGCGCATTAACGCAGGCAACAGACAATCAAGTCATGACGCTTGTTCGCACCAGCATCAATCAAGTAGCGAACGCTTCCAGCCAACAGGTCTACGAAGCCAATCAAGACATCACGCAAAAATATCGCTACGTCGCCACGCTTGATATCCGCACCTCTTCGATCTGTCGTGCTCTAGACGGGCGTGAGTTTGAGTATGGCAAGGGTCCAATGCCCCCGCAGCATTTCAACTGCAGGTCAACAACTGTGCCTGTTATCGACTACGAAGCATTAGGCTTCGATCCGCCGCCGCCTGGTAAGCGTGCCAGCATGGATGGTCCAGTGCCTGCTGATATGTCATACGGTCAGTGGCTAGCCAAGCAAGACGCCGCGACTAAGGCTGAAGTGCTAGGCAAGGAAAAGGTGCCTTACTTCAACATGCTTGTTGAAAAGTATGGCGGCAAGGATGCCATCGCCAAACTCGTCCGCGATGATGGCAGCGAACTAACCTTAGAACAACTCAGGAGACGCTATGGAGCTGCCGGGTCTTAGGCACTTCAGGAATGAAGGCATCTTTCACATCAAAAGCGATGTCGTAGAAGCGTTGCATGGCGAAGCCTGGATCGCTGCTGTTTACACCGACAAAGGCTGGGCAACAGCTGATGGTTCTACACTGCTGACAGGCGTTGAGGACTGGCGTTATGCCATTGAAGAAGGGCAGGAGCAAAAAGACGATTCAGCAAAACATCAAGCGCGAAATCAAGGCAGGCAAGCCGCAAAAGCAAGCGGTAGCAATCGCGTACGCAAAAGCCGGAAAGTCTCGCAAGCGGAAGGGTAAGTAAATGGCAATCGGTATCGGCTCCCGCGTTAGCTGGGTTTATCAAGGCGTTCGTACCTTTGGCAGGGTGACAGGCACAGCCAGCAAGCGTGCCACCATTACTACGCAAAGCGGCGGGCAGGTGGTAAGGCTTGCTCAGCCTGGTGATCCTGTCCTTGAACTGAAGTCAGAATCAACAGGCGCCAAAGTGCTCAAGCTACGTTCTGAACTACGCGAGGCTCCGCTGAAGAAATGATCACCTACCGTGGCGAGCAGTTTGACGGCTACAACAAGCCGAAGCGGACGCCAAAGCATCCGACGAAATCACACGCGGTGCTCGCCAAGGAAGGTGACAAGGTAAAGCTGATCCGCTTTGGTCAGCAGGGAGTAAGCGGCAGCCCAGCCAAGCCAAACGAGTCCAAAGCAGCAGAGGCACGGCGGGCATCATTCAAGGCTCGCCATGCCAAGAACATCGCCAAAGGCAAGATGTCTGCCGCATATTGGGCGGACCGTGAAAAATGGTGACCTCTAAAATTGCTTAGACACTTCAACTGCCATGGCCCGCTCTTACAAGCGTGACAAAAACGGTCGCTTCGCTAGCACTGGCGGCGGTGGGGGCGGCAAGCTTGGCAAGTCTTCCAAAAACACAGCTGCAAGGGCAAAATATAAAGCGGCTTCTGGCAAGGCTCGGGCGGCAGAAAAAGCGTTTGGAGCTGGTTCGCCTGCTGCTGGCAGCAAGTTTGGTAAACGGCAAGTTGCTGGAGCTAAAGCCGGTTTAACGCGAGTTACGCAAAATCTGCGCGGTGGTGCCAAAGGCAGTCTTGGCAGTGTAAAACCTTCTAAAGCATCTAAGCCAGCCGCCAAAACCAAGAAGGCTGCAACAGCTAAGCCTTCAATGGGCAATCAAGTTGCCGCAGGACGTGCCGCAAAAGCAGCATTCAAGTCGAAATCTGCAAGCAAGCGCAAAGCTTCACTTGCTCGCAAAGGTGGATCCTTTACCCAAACAAGCACTTTTAAGGAGAGCTTGAAAGGCAAGCAGGCTGCAGCACGCAAAGCCAAGAAAGCTGCTCGCGGGTGATTATTCAATAAACTCTTCCCAAGTGCCGAGGTCTTCCATGATTACTTGGGCAATTTCAGTAACAAGCACAAGGTCGCCATCGTCATCAACGGCAATGGCGACTACTCTTGATAAATGAAGATTGCCAACGGCTCCATAGACTGCCGTTTCGTTGCCGTCTTCATCGATATCAATGATCCGGCTTAAAACCTGGCGAATGTCGCGTGTGCTGATGCCATCGGCATCGACTGCAATGATTTCCATTGGTTTTCTTGTTGGCTAAGGTATGATACGCCAGCAATTTAACCCTGCGGGTTATCCATGTCCGACGAAAACCAAACCCAAGAGCCTGCGGCTCCTACGGTTGACATCCAGGCACTGCAGCGCAGCATTGAAAATCTGGAACGCAAGAACAAAGAACTTGCGGATGAAAAGCGCAAACTACGCAAATACGAACAGCTTGAGTCGGAGCTTCCTTCTGGTACCGACATTAAGGAGTTGTTGGAGTTCAAGCGAAATCACGAACAACAGCAGCTTGAAAAAGAGGGCAAGTACACCGAAGCACGCCAAGCACTAGAACAACAGTTCCGCGAAGCCGCTACACAAAAAGATCAGCGCATCGCAGAACTTGAAGCACGTGTCCGTGAACTTGAACTGCTAACGCCTGCGGTCAGCGCCTTGGCTGATATCGTGCATGATCCTGACTTGGTAATGAAAACCAAGCTGTCACCAGACAAGATCGAGCGCGAAGCTGACGGCACCGTCGTCGTCGTAGATGGCTACCAGCGCACCCCCGTCCAGGAGTGGGCAAAGCAACTGCCAGCTTGGATGCAGAAGCAACCGAAGCCTCAGGGCAGCGGCGCACCCGTTGGTCGCAGCAGCGGCGACATCCCAGCAGGCATCAAAAACCCTTTCCTGCCTGAATCTTTCAACCTCACCGAGCAGTCACGACTGTTCCGCACAGATCGTGATCTGTACGAGAAGTTGAAAGTAGCAGCGGGACGTTAAACTTTTGAGTAACCGGCTGCGCTGGTAATTAGGGCTGCGCCCGACACCGTAAACCAATCTCTGAGGATCAGTCATGGCGACTCTTCGCTCTGACATCATCATCCCCGAGGTATTTACGCCTTACGTCATTGAGCAAACCACTCAGCGTGATGCCTTCCTGGCTTCCGGTGTGGTGCAGCCCATGGCGGAGCTGAATGCCACCGAGGGCGGTGATTTCATCAACGTTCCCTTCTGGAAAGCCAACCTTTCCGGCGACTTTGAGGTGCTGACCGACAGCTCCTCCCTGACCCCTGGCAAGATCCAAGCCGACAAGCAGATCGGTGTGATCCTGCACCGTGGTCGTGCCTTTGAGGCTCGTGATCTCGCAGCACTTGCTGCCGGTTCCGATCCCATGGCTGCCATCGGCGCCAAGATCGCTGATTACGTCGCCAACCAGCGTCAGAAGGATCTGCTGTCCTGCCTGACCGGCGTGTTCGGCAGCCTGAACGCCAACACCAGCAGCTCGGCTTTCTTCGATCTCTGCATCGACTCTGAGTCTGGTGATACCCCCACCACCCTTAGCCCGCGTCACGTCGCTGAAGCCCGCGCCATCCTTGGCGATCAAGGCGAAAAGCTGGCTGCCGTTGCTATGCACTCCAAGGTCTACTACGACCTTGTTGAGCGTCGCGCTATCGATTACGTCAGCACCGCTGATGCTCGTGGCACTTCTACCACCCAATCTGGTGGTTCGATGGTTGCTGCTTATGGCGGCGACGCATCTGTGCCGACCTACATGGGTCTTCGCGTGATTGTGTCTGACGATGTGCCTACTGCCGGTTCTGGCAGCAGCACTGAGTACGGCACCTTCTTCTTCACCGCAGGTGCAGTTGCATCGGGCGAACAGCTCGCAATGCAAACTGAAACCGACCGTGACATCCTCGCTAAGAGCGATGCCATGTCGATTGACCTACACTACTGCTACCACCCTGTTGGTGCTAAGTGGGGCGTCACCACGGTGAACCCAACCCGTGCTCAACTCGAAACCGTGGGCAACTGGTCCAAGGTGTATGAGCTGAAGAACATCGGCATCGTGCGTGCCACCAACGTCTCCAACATGGACTGAGGAGGAACCTAACGATGGCATCTCAATTTGAGGCAACAGCTGGCAAGCTGATCGGTCCTACTTCTGGTGGCACCGTCACTCAAGCCACTGACAAGTCCACTGGCGTGACCCTGAACACTGCTTCAGGTCAAATCACCATGGATGATGCGGCTCTTGCAGCAGGCGCTGAGGTTTCCTTTACGGTCACCAACAACCAAATCGCTGCAACCGATGTCGTGGTGGTGAATCACGGTTCTGCCGGTACTGCCGGTGCTTACCTGGTGCAAGCCAACACCATTGCTGCTGGATCCTTTGCGATCACTGTGAGCAATGTGTCAGCTGGTTCGCTTGGTGAGGCAATCGTGCTGAACTTCGTGGCACTGAAGGGAGCTAGCTCCTGATGGGTTTGTTCGCCTTTCGGCGACGCCAGGAACGTGAGGCTGCTGCTACGGCGGCAGCCTTTTTTCCTATTGCGGAGCCTGCACCTAAACTTGAAATGACCACGGAACCTACCGATGGCAGTAACAATCGACGCAACGGTAGGGGGCGCAAACGCCAACAGCTACCTGACGCTGGCAGCAGCGGAGCTGATCATTGAAGGCTTTGTCCAGGATGACGATGTAGTCGCCTGGGCATCAGCTACAGAGGATCAAAAGAATCGTGCGCTGTTTTCTGCAACCCAGCGCATTGACCGTGAAAGGTTTTTAGGTGCTCGCGCTACTGATACGCAAGCATTGCAGTGGCCTCGTACTGGGGTGCGGAAGCCTGATACCTACATCAACACCTACGCCGTAGGCTTCCCTTTCCGCATCACGACCGACTATTACACCGACACTGAGATCCCTGACAGAATTGAGTTCGCACAGTGCGTCCTTGCTGTTTACCTGAACAACAACAAGGATGGTTTGTCGCTGAGTGGTCTAGAGGACTACAAATCAGTCAGCATCGGCAGCCTTAGCGTCACCACTGCAGGCGCTAGCGCCAGTGCTACAGGTGCTGATCGCGTACCACCGATCTACGAACGGTATTTAACCGGGCTTAGAATTAGTGGACCAGGTAACTTTGCTATTCGCCGGAGCTGATCATGGGTTACGCCTACCCCGGTGCCGAATACATCAGCGACACGGCTGCTCATACTGGGCGCTTCGGCAAGATTTGCGCCCTTGAAGATTCGGTGATTGCGAGCCTGAGTGCTGAAGATTACACCGGCAATGCTTTGACTGCGGTTCCGCTGAAGGCAACTGGTGAAATGTACGGCGTGTTCACTAGCATCACCCTAACTAGCGGCACCGTCGTTGCTTACCGGCTCTGATCATGCACAACTCCAGCCCTATTGATCCTGCCTATAGCATCGGTGGCGATTTTGTTACGTCTACTGATCCGCAGACTGGGCGCTGGAATCGCATCGTAATCCTAAAAAATAACACCAGCTTTGCATCGTTGACGGCTCAAAACTGGACAGGCAACAGTCCTGCCGGTGAATCATTCCCGGCAGGCTTTGAGATCCAAGGAGTCTTCACTGCCTTTACCCTTGGTTCAGGTGGTGCAGTCATCGCCTATAAGATTTAATCATGGCAAAGTCACACGGCGGCATCAGTGCTATTGATTATGCAGTAGGCGCGGAGCTTATCACTGATACCGCTGTGCATACTGGCAAGTTCAGTCATATTGATTTTTACGAAAACAGCACAATCCAAGCGATTATTTCGACCAATATCATTGACAATAGTTTTGCCGGCGCTTCAGTAGATCAAGGCGCTCACCTTACTGGTTACTTCACCAGCATCCAACTACAAAATGGCGCCTGTATCGCGTATCGAATCTGATGGCACTTGCAACCTCGCTACGGAAAGTCGCCAGCAAGCTAATGCTGAAGTTTGGCGGCGAGGTAACGTTTCGCAGGGTGACAACCGGGGCTTACAACACGACAACAGGTGCTGCAACGCCAAGTGTTGCTACGACCACCGTCCGTGGTGTGCTGGAGGATGTGAACGAACGTGAGGTCAATGATCTGGTCAAGGGCACTGATAAGAAGCTGACCGTTGCTGCTGCTGACTTGAGTTTTGAGCCGTCCGTATCAGATCAGGTAACTGTCGCCAGCCGCGTGATGCAGATTGTGCGCGTGGACAAGATTGAGCAGGATAATACGGCGATTGTGTTTGAGATCTTCTTGAGGGAGTGACATGGCACGCATTATCAAGTTCAATGACATCGGGAACTACGCACAGTCGCAGTTTGAAAAGCTGCTTCGTGTTACCGTGCTCGAAACAGACTCAAGGCTGAAGCTGCAAAGCCCTGTTGATACCGGCAGGTTTCGTGCCAGCTGGGCAATCGGGCAAAATGCCGCGCCATTTCAGGGCGAAGGACCAGGAACCTACTCAGCAGCACCGCCCAAAGCAGTTAACTACGCACTCGGGAAAGAAAAACCGGGCAACGTCTACAGCGTTCATAACAACCTGCCATACGCAGAGCCGCTAGCACTTGGGCATAGCAAGCAAGCGCCTGATGGCTGGGTAGATAACATCGCAAATGACATCGGTTCATTTGTTCAGGTCAACGCTGCCAAAATCGGGAGGGAATCATGAGCCTGAACACTATCCGCGCTGCTATTGAGGGACGCATCGCAACCGAGTTTGCTAGTGCTCCTGCCTTGCAGGTTTCCTATCAAAACGTCCCGTTCACACCGCCAAACAATGCAAGCTGGGTGCAAACCAGCATTCTTTGG